TCAAACCACGCACTTAACTGGTTCTGGCAATCATTGCACTTCCAATTCTGTCTAGATGCTACAAACTTCTTTTTGGTCTCGCTCACCGACCGCTTTGTGGATTTTTTGCCAGAACTTGCTATGCGGTTCTCCGCCGCCTGTTGCTGATTGCTATTAGACATTGGAAGAATGGAATACGAATCACTGTTTTCGTTCGCAAAACTATGTTTGGATGTAAAATCTAATATTGGCGAAATGATATTTGACGCATTCTTGTCAATCGGTAAATACTTAATATACTCGTTGGATGCCGTTACCATTTCACGGGCTCTTAGGGGATTACGCTTAACTAATATATAAAACATTAGCGCACCAAATGCCACGCCTGCCATTTGATAATATTTTTTACCAGATGATAACATTCGCATATATTTTCCATCAGTATATATGTTTGCCATTATAAATCCAGCAATTATGATGATTATTAGTTCTATACGCATGATATTTTATTCTTATACACTATGCCGATACATTTTACTCGTAATAGACATATATCAAAAATAGACATACCAATATTAATATTATGTGCACATATTGTCGTCTGATATGAATTCGTTCGTGCAAATAAACTGGTTTCGGTTTATACTCCGCACGATATTTCTCTAATGCGTCTGCGAATAGTATCTCATTTTTACCTAATAACACGTTAAACTTATTATGTATAAAATGAACCCATCGCACAAAGGAATCGCGATTGTCCAAGTACGGACTTACTGGATATTTGTCCAACATTTCACTAAACTTATTCCCCATTTCCGCTATTGGTATAAACAACGGCATGTTCTGTATCAAATCATAATATTTTCGTTTGGTTACTTCATTCGGCGTCAATGGATAAGCTTCTGCAATGGTGTGTAAAAAAAACCAGTAATGTGGCCCCCAAACATTTTGGTCAAATATCATTCCTTATTATACAACAGATATAAAGGTTTGAGACATCATTATCTTAGATTAAACTTATTATGACAGATAATTATTGTAACAATTGCGGAAAACAAGGACATATATATAACCAATGCAAAATGCCGATTACCAGTGTCGGGGTCATTGCATTTCGGTATAATAACGGCCAAATAGAATATTTAATGATACGACGAAAAGATACACTGGGATTTATTGATTTTATGCGGGGGAAATACTTCGTCAACAACAAGTTTTACATTCTAAATATGTTGAAACAGATGACTGCCGAAGAGAAAGAACGTCTTCGCACCTTAGAATTCGACGATATCTGGTGTCATATTTGGGGGAATAATAAACTGTCATCGCAGTATAAATACGAAGAAAACGTTTCAAAAACAAAATTCAATTCGTTGCGTACTGGTATATATTGCAGCGATGATTACTATAATTTATCTGAATTAATCGATGAAAGCAATACACACGATAATTGGTCTGAACCTGAATGGGGGTTTCCAAAAGGTCGCCGAAATTACCAGGAGAATGATTATACTTGTGCTTTAAGGGAATTTAACGAGGAAACTGGCATCGATAAATCGGCTCTTACTATCTTGCAGAATATTGCCCCATATGAAGAAACGTTTACTGGGTCAAACTATAAATCATATAAACATAAGTACTTCTTAACCTTTATTGAAAACACGTCCACTATAAATATGAATAATTATGAAAAATCGGAGGTTAGTTGCATGGAGTGGATGTCATTTGAACGATGCATTCAAGTGATACGACCTTACAATTTAGAAAAACTTGATACGATGAACAAGATCAACCATACACTCACTTCTTTCCAGATTTCGCAAGTGATTTGATCTATAAACTATATGTAAAATTATTTGTACATATAGTCTAAGTAGTAGAATAGGATGTCTCAATTTACAGAAAAATCAAAGCCTATCCCCAAAAATCGTACCCTGAAACAAACGCGTTGTCCAAAAGGTGAATATAGAAACCCCGCAACTGGCATATGTGAGCCACGTGCTCCCAACAAGCCTGGTAAAAAAGATGTGCTTGGTTGTTCAATTGACTATGAGCCGAAGGATGATGTGGAACGTGCACGTGCGCTTGAACTAGATACGATGAATTTACAGACGCTTAGGGATATATTCTCCGATTTACACGGCGAACCACGTGGCAAAAAATATATTGTCGGCACCAAACTTAAACAGGATCTCATCAATTTAATCGTATGTACGGAAAGTAAATCACGTGAACGTGCGGCGAATATAGAACCCGAACCGACTAATGAAGAAGTGTCTAGTGCAGATACGTCTATTACTGAACCCGTGCCCGTTCCTGCATCTTTGCCCGTTCCTTTGCCTAGTCCTGAAATCGCAGAAGTAAAGGAGAATGAAAGCATATATGATGAGGTTGCGGATCCAATTGTGACAAGTGACACACAATTGCCAAGTGCTGAACTGAAACTACAAAGTGATATGGGCATTGCTCCCGCAGATATGGACACTAAGGAAGGAAACGAGTATTTACAGAAAAGAGAATTCATTGAACATCTTGCGAGCCATACTGACGAGAACTTGGACTTTTTATATCCAGAATTAAACGACCCAGAATTTAATATTAAAATTGCAAAACGCAAGGAATTTCACGATTCAATGTATGATGGCAAAATTCGCGACATTAAAACACACGCAAATATGTTATGTGACGCGGATTTTGAGTTAATGCCACACCAAATGTTTGTGAAAAACTTTCTTTCGTTTCAAACGCCATATAATGCGCTTCTATTATACCACGGATTAGGTACAGGTAAAACGTGCAGTGCCATCGGCATTGCAGAAGAAGCGCGTGGATTTATGAAACAAATCGGTGTTACTCAGCGTATATTAATTGTCGCTTCGCCAAATGTGCAGAATAACTTTCGTCTTCAACTATTTGATGAACGCAAATTAGAGGCGGACGGAGACTTGTGGAATTTGAACACTTGTATCGGAAATACTCTGTTAAAAGAGATTAATCCCACTGGCTTGCGCGGCATACCAAGAGATAAGATTATCAGTCAAATTAACACCATCATCAATAAATACTATTCGTTCGTTGGATACACCGAACTTGCTCATTTTATACAGAGAAAGGTTCTCAATTTTGACCAGACAAAGTATTCGGACCGAGAACGTAAAGAATTAAAAACAAAACGCATCCGCAAATTCTTCGATAATCGGCTTATTATTATTGATGAGGTGCATAACATTCGCCCCACTGATGATAATAAGGAAGGTACCAAAATCGCGTCATTGTTGAAGGACGTATGCAAATATGCAGAGAACATCCGATTATTGTTATTGTCAGCCACACCAATGTACAATAGTTACAAAGAAATTATTTGGCTCACAAACATTTTAAATGCAGTGGATAAGCGAAGTATGATAACCGAAAACATGGTGTTTGATAAGAATGGCGATTTTATTCAAGGGGGAACTGATGACAATGGACGCGTCATTGAAGCGGGCGATGCACTTTTGCGTCGTAAGTTAACTGGTTATATATCTTATGTGCGCGGAGAGAACCCATACACATTCCCATTTCGTATATATCCCGAAATCTTTTCACCTGAACATAAATTAGACCCGGAGAACTATCCCAAGATGCAAATGAATAAAAAAGAGATTGAAGAACCCATTCAACACATTCCTTTATATGTGACAAAGATGGGGGAATATCAGGAAAAGGGGTATAATCGCATTATGGATTATTTGCGCAACCGTACTGGCGATGTCATCGATAAGTATGGACAGACCAAAACTATGCCTACCTTTGAGAACATGGAGACGTTTGGATACACTCACTTAGAAAAACCAATACAATCACTCGATATTGTCTACCCAAGCCCAGAACTGGATAGCGGAGCTATGGCTGATGCCGATGCGAATATTGACACATTAGTTCAAAATATGGTTGGTAAAAATGGTCTTGCTAAGATTATGAAACATAAGACGAGTGATGTCCTCAAATACGATTACGAGTACAATGAAGATACTTTAAAAAGATATGGTCGAATATTCAACAAGGAGAACCTACACAAATATAGTAACAAAATGTCCGATATTTGCAATAAAATAATGTCCTCTACTGGCATAATCATCGTTTATTCTCAATATATTGATGGAGGTGTTGTTCCTATGGCGCTTGCCTTGGAAGAATTGGGGTTCTCGCGATATGGATCCGCTGGATACACCAAATCGTTGTTCAAAAATAAACCGACTGAACCTCTTGACGCCGTTACTATGAAACCAAAATCACAAAATGCCGCGGGTGTTGATTTTAATCCAGCAAGATATGTGATGATTACAGGTGATAAACGGTTCTCGCCGAACAACAATGACGACTTAAAATATGTTACTAACCCAGAAAATTCACTCGGCCATAATGTAAAAGTCGTGCTTATTACAAAGGCTGCCGCCGAAGGTCTAGATTTCAAAAATATTCGCCAAGTTCACATAATGGAACCTTGGTACAATATGAACCGCATTGAACAGATTATTGGTCGTGGTGTCCGCAACCGAAGTCACTGTGGTCTGCCGTTTGAAGATCGTAATGTTGAAATATACTTGCACGCAACCTCCCCCAATAACGACGAAGAACCCGCTGATATGTACGTTTATCGGTTTGCCGAAAAGAAAGCAACCCAAATCGGCAAAATTACACGCATCTTGAAAGAGACCTCCGTTGATTGTATTTTAAATATCGGGCAAACCAACTTTACCATTGAGAAATTGCTGGAACAAACCGAAAATAAGAATATTAAGATTAAATTGTCTAGCAAACCGGACGAGGAAATCGATTATCAGGTGGGAGATAGAGCATTCACCGATATGTGCGATTATATGGACAATTGTAGTTTCACGTGTTCTGCCGGTGCGACGATTGAACCCGCGGATGTCACCAAAGATACATACAGCGAAGATTATGCGAAGATTAACCACAGTATGATTGTGAAACGTATTCGTGAATTATTCAAAGAGAAGACGTCGTATACACGAACCGAACTGATCAATTCTATTAATATTCAATCCACTATTCCAAACAAACAATTGATTAGAAACATTGCGACCAGTTTCCCGAACGAGAACATTGATTATAAATATAACGAAATCCAAATAGATTTTGCACTCACTCGGTTTGTGAATAATAAAAACGAATATTTAATTGATAAGTACGGCCGGCGTGGGTATCTAACCAATGTCGGCAATGTCTATGCATTTCAGCCGACGGAAATCACGGACGAACGTGCGTCTATATTTGAACGAAGTGTGCCAGTTGATTATAAACCGACTGCATTGCAATTAGAACTCCGATTGAAAAAGAGCGATGCACCGCCGACCGAAAAGGAGACAGTCGCCGAAATTGATGCGATTAAAGGTATACGCACTTATACGGACGTTTTACAAGGCATTACGGAGAATATGAAAACTGCCATTATTATGAATGTATTAGAGACGGGCGAGGTTGACTGGTACAAACATCTGGGCAATGTCACGTTTAAATTAAAACAGTTCCATAGTTTTTTAACTGACGATTTAATCACGAAGTATGCCATTCATCATTCCGTGGATACATTACCACTCAGCGACAAGTTGTTGGTTTTGCAATATTTGTATAATGATGAAAACAATACATTATTGGACATTGAGCAGAAAATAAAGGCACATTTAGATACAAAAATTATGCGCGCAGGTTCTCAGTCTGGTATTCTTTTTATGTTAGATGACAGTGAAAAATCTACGTTTAAGATTTTTGTTCAAGATGCGGTTGATAGCGGTGTTTGGACTGAACTGCCATCTACTGATTATGCCATATTTAAATCACAATTGTCAAAATATATTGTCAATGTTAAGAATTATAACGATATCATTGGGTTTATGAGTTCATTTAAGAATAATAAGATTGTGTTTAAAACAAAAAAGCTGACTGATAAACGAAATAACAAGGGCGCCTATTGTGAAAATGCTGGAAAAAGTGACATTATTATGAGACTAAACGAGATTGCGGGCAGCCCCGTCTACTCCGAAACCGTAATAAATAAAGATATTGTGGTTGACGGCATCAAACTGTCTAATATTATTTTTAAGAATGGGCTGTGTGTTATGATGGAAATACTACTGCGATACTATGACGAGAAGAAACATCTGGGCAGTCGTTGGTTTTTTAACCCGGAAGAAGCAATACTGAACCGCATCGCCGAAGCTAAAAAATAGTTGCTTAGAAAATTGAATATAATGTTGAAATACAGATAAAACATTATATACTAGTATATTAATTAGGATGGATCGGAGAACAGCTGCCCAAAATGACAAAAAGGTTTATGGTGTATATGTCCAGGAACTACTCACGATGAAGGTGTTCCTTTCCATAACAGAAGTTGGACAAAATATCAAAAACAATTTAGAACGCTGGATCTCAAAGAATTGTGAAGGGCGTTGTATCCCCGAAGGTTTCATTAAACCGAATTCTGTCAAGGTTCTCAAATATTCTAGCGGAACCGTCAATTGCGACAAAATCGAATTCCAAACCGTATTTGAATGCATGGTTTGTCACCCAGTAGAAGGAATGCTGATTGAATGTGATGTAAAGACCATTACAAAGGCAGGTGTGCACGCGGAAGTCAATGATGAAACTGGCGTTGTACCTGTCGTCGCGTTCATTGCACGAGACCATCATTTCACCAATAAAAAGTTTGCCGATATCAAGGAAAATAGTAAGATTACCGTTAAGGTTGTGGGTGTCCGGTTTGAATTAAACGACCCATACATTTGTGTCATTGCCCAACTACATAACCAACAGGAAGAATAAATGTCGTAATCGCCAAAATATAATTATGATTTGAAAATAAACGATTTGTATTTTTATTGACCACGCACAAAATTGATTACAGTCATATGCTATGAATATATAGCATATCACACAACACAGCAATCTATGGAATCACAAAATACGTTCAATGAACAATCGGTCAATGAACCCGATGTATATACATTAGTTGTACAATTGTCAAAAAATTACAGTTGCATTATTCCGCGAGACGATTTGCGACAATACAAGCGTCTGGATTGGGGCGATAATGGCATCGGGGATAGATGGTGTGGTAAAAAATTCAACTATTCAGTGATATTCGCCAACCGCTATAAAACCTACTCGGAAAACGATACCGATGCCGTTCCAGAATACGCATTGACCACATTTCAGACCTCAAATTCTACTGGCAAAGGTATTATCGGTGTATTCGTTCATTCAATCCGCACAAATGTAGTAAAACGCCCTATAAAAAAAGAAATTGATCGAGAAATAAAAAAACGTTCGTGTGTGTGCTGTGGGTCTAAGAGTGACCTAATTTGCGATCATAAAAATGATATTTACAATGACGAAAGCGTCTTAGATGTTAAAACGCAAGTGATTGATGACTTCCAAACGTTGTGCAATCATTGCAATTTACAAAAACGCCAGATATTTAAGGAGGAAACCGCCAATGGCAAACTATATTCTGCGAAGAACCTGGCGCCATTCAAAATGTATGACTTTGAATTTCCGTGGGAAAAGAAACACTTTGATCTGAAAAATATCAATACAAAAAAAGATACTTATTGGTATGACCCTGTCGAATTCCACCGAAAAATAGTCTTGTATATGGATTGCACGCTTCCAATTATTAGGGGATTGCGCCAGAGAAACAAGCAGGCTTCTCCGCCAGTATTTCATTAGTCCTGTCATAATATTCTTCTGATATCTCACATCCTCTGAATTTTCGGTTTGTATTCTTACACGCAATTGCCGTTGTGCCTGCGCCTAGAAATGTATCCAAAACAATATCATTTTCTTTTGAATGCTTTGTTATGAGTGCCTCAAATAATGGGAGACTTTTTTGTGTGGGATGAAACCGATTTTTCCCGCCCTGTAACGGGTACATATAAATGCCATTGTCGTATTTGCTATTAAACGTGGGGCTTCCGCCTTTTACACCGATCAGTGCAATTTCGCGACAATTTGTTAGATAGTTTACACTGGAATTTAGCGGCTGAGGGTTGGTTTTAATCCATTCTATCATTCGGATCTGTTTAAACTTATATTTCTCCATTAAATCCTTTAATGGTGTAATCTTCCATAGGTCAAAGAACATTATCATCGTCCCGCCCTTTCTTAGTTTTTTATAGTATTCTGAAATGAACTGTTCCAGCAGTTCCATCGTAAATTCGCTATCCCATTCTCCATAATCGGTTTTCACACAGTATTTCTTACCGTAGACCGAGCCATACTTCAAATATTTATCGCGATTTTCATCGTCTACGATTGCATTTGCTTTTTTATATTCCTCCCATTCGTCTAGGGTTTTTACAGTATTTATATGATTGTCCTCGTTGTGCTTTACGTTATTGTAATGCGTGTTCATTCCACTTTCCCTTGATATGATATAGGGTGGATCGGTCAATATCAAATCAATAGAATTGTTTGGTATGGTTGATAAATATGCCAATCCCTCCACGTTTCGAACATCTATATCTGCAAATGTGGGGTCTCCTGATGTGGGCGGCGGCGATGAACAAGATAATGTATTCGTTTCGGACATTGTGCTATATTATCATATTATAATCTATTGTTTATTCAATTTTTTACAGGATTCCTTTGTAGGTCTATATAATGCCCTATTCGTTATATCCCACATTATGGGACACTTTTAATATACTATTCTATCACTCTTTATAAAAGTCCAGAAAAGAATCGGCATCGCTCGCCAAAAATGGACAAAAATAAATGTCCATTTTTCAAAAGGGTCGAGGGACTTTGTGCAAATTGGGTCTCTGAAAAACACGTTGTGAGCATAATGCTGTAAATTCTATTTTTTTGATGAAAATGTTTGCTGCATACTTTTTTAAGTGTTTTATGGGCAAAAGGATTTAAGGACAATTAGTTATCCAATAATATCTTTTAGGATAATATAGACAGTAAAGAGAATAATAAAATGTCCTCACCTGAAATGAATAATATGCCGTATATATGCAATGACTGCGAATATGCTACTAGAAGCAAGAAGGATTATAACAAACATATTCTAACCCGCAAACACGTGCGGATAACGACGGATAATGGGTTGTCCTCACTTGTATATAAGTGTGAATGTGGCAAAACATATCAACATCAGTCTGGATTATGTAAACACAGACATAAGTGCAAAGGAGCGATCAATGATATTTCTGTGGAAATAGACACAAATAATGAGCATATATCCAATAAATTGATTGATGTAATCAAAGAAACGGTTTCATCCAAAGATAATCTCATTATTGAACTGTTGAAGCAAAACCAAGAATTCAAAGACCTTATGATTGAACAAAACAAGCATATGATGGAACTTGCCAAAAATGCAGGTAATAATAACAACAATACTACGACGAATTGCAACAATAAGTTCAATCTCAATGTGTTTTTGAATGAAACGTGCAAGGACGCGATTACAATGGACGACTTTATCAATTCTATTGAAGTTACCCGTGACGAGTTTATTCATACTGGACAAGTTGGTTTTGTTGAAGGCATATCAACCGTGATGGCGCACCGCTTCCGAGATATGGAAATGCATACCAGACCCTTGCATTGCACAGATTTAAAACGGGAAACCATCTACATTAAAAACGCAGACAAATGGGAAAAGGATGATTCTGACAAGACACAGATGAGAAAAGCCGTACGTAGCGTAGCTAAGAAGAATATGAAAGAGTTGTGGAGATGGTATAACGACAACAAACCAGCGGTGGAACAAATTGGCACCGATGTATGTGAGGATTACTTTCAGTACCACAAGTCCGCGCTGGGAGGCTATGGCAAAGAAGAAGACCTGAAATTTGAAGAGAAAATCATTAAGAATGTAATAAAAGAGGTGCAAGTAGATAAGACGGCATTAACCGCGCTATGAATTCACACTAATCTTATTATGCAAATAACTTAGAATTAAATTCGCATAATATTATATAACATGCAGAAAGCAGATATTGATTATTCTAATACACTTTTTTACAAAATATTTTGTAAAGATGTTAGCATTACCGACCTATATATTGGACATACCACCAATTTTGTTCAGAGAAAATCGGCACATAAACAGTCTTGTGTCAATCCCAAATCTGTTAACTATAAATTAAAGTTGTATAACGTTATCAGAGAGAACGGTGGATGGACAAATTGGCAAATGGATATTATTGCACATCATCATTGTAAAGACCATTATGAGGCTCGCACAAAGGAACAAGAGTATTTTATTTCATATAATGCAACATTGAATAGTGTAGAACCTATGCCAAGACCCAAATGTGTAAATAACAGAACGCTGCCGATCAACACAAACGATGTGAAATCTAATCACCAATGTGACATTTGCAACTTCTCTTGTTTCAATACACAAGATGTATTTAATCTACATCTCACTAAGAATAGACATATAAAGGCGCTTAGTAGATTAAACCTACTTTCTGCAAATGTCGGAGACAAGTTGCCGAAAGTTGCCGCTAAATATTGGTGTGAGTGTTGTCGCTACAATACAGATAAGACAAGTAGTTATTCTAAACATTTATTGACTGCAAAACATCAAAGGAAAAACCAGATAACAGACAAGTCGCAATTAGTTGTTATTACGAACATATGCTGTGACAATTGTAACAAGGTATATAAATCTCGTGTCGGGCTATGGAAGCACAAACGAACTTGTAACGTAGCTGCAAATACTATTACTGCGGAAATTGATACAGGTAATGATGGAATACTTTATTCATCAAAAGACAATCTCATAGCTGAACTGTTGAAACAAAACCAAGAATTCAAAGAAATTATGATTGAACAAAATAAACATATGATGGAACTTATCAAAACGCAGGCATCTTGATAGTATAACACTTTGATTATTTACAATGAAATGACTTAAATAGTTTGTTCCATTGTAAATATTCAAGTCTGTAATATGATAAATCATTTCAAAACCGGCAAAAATATTAGTAAGGTTATTTCAAGAAGTCTGTTTAGTTACAAAGACCCCTTTTTATTAGAAAGACAACTAACGGACGACGAAAACTCTATTAAAGACGTAGCACATAATTTTTCAAAAGATTATTTATTGCCGAACGTGGTTTCATCATTCAGAAATGAAAATTTTGATAAAAATATAATGAAAGAAATGGGCGCCGTTGGTTTATTGGGACCCACGATCAATGGGTACGGATGTGCCGGAGTAAATTACGTTTCATATGGGTTAATTATGCGAGAAATAGAAAGAGTGGATAGTGGTTATAGAAGTTGTGCTAGCGTTCAATCGTCGTTGGTGATGTTTCCTATATACAAATTTGGTTCTCAGGAACAGAAAGATAAATATTTGCCGGAGCTTGCAAAGGGTAATCTTATTGGTTGTTTCGGATTAACAGAACCAGACCACGGAAGTGACCCATCTGGAATGAAAACAAAGGCAATTTTTAAAGAAGGCAATTATATTTTAAATGGTAGTAAAAACTGGATTACAAATTCACCAATCGCGGATGTGTTTATCATTTGGGCAAAAGATGAAAACAATGATATACGAGGGTTTATATTAGAAAAACAGATGAAAGGATTGTCATGTCCTAAAATAGAAGGCAAATTCTCATTGCGAACGTCAAATACGGGAATGATTTTTATGGATAATGTTATAGTTCCAAAAGAAAATATGCTTCCACACATTAAAGGGTTGAAAGGTCCGTTTTCGTGTCTTAATAATGCTAGATATGGTATATCTTGGGGTGTTCTCGGTGCCGCGGAGGATTGCTATTTACGAGCGAGAGAATATGTTTTGGACAGAAAACAATTTAATAGACCTTTGGCGGCAAATCAAATTGTTCAATTGAAACTTGCAGAAATGTTAACCGAAATAACTCTTGGAACACAAGCGTCGTTAAGAATTGGAAGACTGTTAGATGAAAATATATCCATCCCAGAAAATATTTCTATTATAAAGAGAAATAATTGTTTAAAATCGTTAACGGTTGCAAGAAATGCAAGAGATATGCTAGGTGGAAATGGCATATCAGATGAATATCATGTAATACGACATATGTTGAACCTAGAAGCAGTAAATACGTATGAGGGAACCCAAGATATTCATGCGCTAATTGTTGGAAAAGGAATAACTCAAATTTCGTCGTTCACTTCTTAGCCAAATAAATAATATGATAAATTACATAAATAATATTTATCATACTCTAATAGCGTCAATTATACACCATGCAATTTATTACGAGAATTATACAAAAAATCTCATTAAAAGAACTACCGAAACCAGTGGGTAGATGGAACCTGGATTATTGTCATACAAAATTAAATAACAAGATAGAATTATCTAACGAAGACCATTGCGGTTCATGTGGTCAATACGCAATTACAAAAATTGAGTCAAATCAAAAAAATATTTCAACTGATGACAGAAATGATGTAAATGTCAAGGTGTAAACGGCGTTTGTAATAAAATATTTATTTTACGCATTGCGCTAATATAAAGATATTACTATATTAGTAAATAAATGACAACATTTGTAACTGCGTTTCTTACAAACGTAAATAGCAATAGAACCATCGATCAATATATTGAATATGGGAATCATCTTTTAACAATAAATGAAATAAACAAGGTTGTTTTTATAGAGAAATCTATATACGACAAATATTTTCAAAACAATTCATTTCAAAACATAAGGTTTGTTTTTATAGCATTGAACGATTTGTATTTATATAAAGATAAGGATAGAATCACAAATTTTTTTGTAAATTCTACAAACATATGCAAGGATACATTTGAATATATGTGCGTCCAATGTAATAAAACAGAATGGGTTAAAGAGGCGGTTGAATTAAATCCATTTAATGATGAAAATTATATATGGATTGACTTTGGTATTAAACACATGGTTAACGATGTTAATTTTACAACATATATTTGTAAAATGGCAAATGTAGAATATAAAAATAAGATACGAATCGCTGGATGCTGGGATATTAATTCTCATTCTCATAGCGAAATATATAAAAATGTTATGTGGTATTTTGCGGGGAGTGTGTTTGGTGGTAATAAAGAATCCTTATTAAAATTTGCGACATTAACAAAAGAACAATGTTTAAAAACGACACGTGAAGAAAATACAATTATGTGGGAGGTTAACATATGGTGGTTGGTTTATTGTTTAAACAAAAATCTCTTTGATATTTATAAGGCGAACCACGATCCATCCATTTTGCATAATTATCATCAAAAAAATATTTCAACTGATTGCACAAATGATGCAAATGTCAAGGCGTAAATCCCCCATAAAATTGTAATAGCCTGATAAAGTTCTTTTAATATAGAATAATATGTATATTATTCTATATGGGAAAGCGAATGGATGCGTGGAAAACACGAATTGATTGCATTGCAACGAAAATATAAAATTAATAATTTACGAAAGTCAACTTTTATAGTAGTATAATACTATAAAAGTTGTAACAAACAATATAGAAATGTCTGGCTTTACATAATAATAATAGTTCGTATGCAGACATCTAATTTGGACAAATTGGAGACATTGAAAACCAAAATAGAAAGTATGAATAAGTTTCACCAAATAGAAATATTAAAGATATTATCAAAGCGATTGTGCAAACTCAACGAGAACAAAAGCGGAGTATATGTAAATATGTCTTTTTTGCCCGACGATTTGCTAGAAGAATTGAGTAAATATATCGAATACGTAGATGACCAAACGGAGACGTTTGCGACCGTTGAATACCAGAAGAACGAGTTCAAGTCATCATTCTTTGTTGAAAAAGAAGATAAAGACAATCAGCCAATACATCATAGTACGTTCACAAGATAAAATGACATCAACCTGCAACCCAATATTTTTTTATGACAACCCGACACCCGGATTGTCACAAATATTAGAGAAATTATCTCCATATATGCATAACAAATGCATTCCCATCAAGGTTTCACCACTAGTGGCGCCATTAACCGAGCAGCCAATCCAACCACAAATAATTATCCAAGCGCCCCCACCAGCTCCTGTACAAGAGACGATAACTCCAAATCACCCCGATTCACTCTTTTGGTGCATCTACATATTGGCACACGGATATAGCGATTATATACAAATCGCCCGAAACTATGGTGTCAAAAAACTAGAAATAAACAAGGAAGTGATGCAATATATGCAGGGAAATATGGGAAAGTTCCAAGAAACCAACGTGAAAATGACAAAAATTGCCGCCCAAATGACGCTCTCGTCATTGTTGACAGTCCAGCCAACTACCAACTTAAACGCAGCATTGGCGATGTGCATATATTACAAATTCAATTTATATTTCGCTGATGCAAACAAAAAAGGGCTATTGAAATTATTATCCGTGGAAGACGGCGATTATCCGACATATTTAATTTACAAAGGCGAAAATGGAATATTCAGTGTAGATATTGAACCGCTAAGTGTTGAACGGAAGACGGAGATCGAGACAACAATGATTTGTTTAGACAGTTCAGCAAGACCATTGAAAGCGATATCGCATTACAAATTAGAAGAACTGATTGTCCTCGCACAGCGTTTAAATTTTTACGATTGCAATATAAAGTACAAGAAGGCAGATTTATACAAGGAGATATCAGAAATGCTACTATGGCAATGATGACCGTTAACTACAAAATTGAATTGATTTAAAATAATATATGATTTTACTATATAAGATAATATATTATGGAAAATATGCCCGTGTCTAATGATGTACCTCCACAAGTCGGTAGAGGTGGCACCCGCACAGCAAAGGATATTGCAAATAAGAAAGACGAATTTGAGAACATAGTCCGTTATTATTTAGAAAATAATCCACACGCTGTGTTAGACCGAAAATCGCACGAATTGGAGATACGTTTTGGTACAAATCCGAAATTATCCCGCCCGATTAGCAAGATAGATTACGACAACGTAGTCAAACAATTAATTGCGTGTGGATTTACGCCGGATGTTATTACTGGAAATCAAATATTGCGTGTACAAACCGAATATGTAGATAATCGCACTGGACAAACAAAAATGTCAAACATTCGTGCAGAAATTGTTGGCACTGACTTGATACAAGAATATTGTCGCACAAATAACCTACAAAAAATAATTGATATGCCGTCTATGTTATCAAACAAGATTAAATTTACACAAAAAATGACTGCAAAGCGTCCATCTGGCGAGTTTATCAATAAGGTGGATATGGACGATTACAATTTCCGCGTTTCCTACCAAACCGAACAGGATTACAATGTCCATTCTGCCGTCGCGCGCAATATTATAACCAATTGGACAGATGCAAAGAAACGGTTTCGTAACCTGAATCGCGTTCGCTTCTCACATCCAGACTATCCGATATTCGTGGACGTCAGTATAGTAAAATCGGCCAAGACCGTCAAGGGAATTCACGTTCCGACGTATACTGTACAGGAAGCGAACATATTTAACAATCCGGAGACGTATGAAATAGAATTGGAAATAGATAATTCTCGTGTTGGTCCCGGAACCGTTTATAGTGTTGCAAAGAATTTGATGGTATCCATCCGCAAATGCATTCGTATTGTTCTAAGTGGCTTGCAAGGAACCAAATACCCGATTTCGTACTTAGAACGAGAAAACATACTCCAAGCATATATGCAGTTATTGCACGGTGAAAAATACGTGTCTAGGTGGGTCGGATACAAAGACTTTATCGG